GTTAACCGACGTAAGGAAGAGGCTGGTATGTTCCTTACCGGAACCACCTACACAAAGGATGAGAGGTTTGATGCCGAAGAATCGAAGCCGCACAAGTCTTCCGAGCCCACATCCAACGTGGTCCCCGATGCCGTACCCGACAACACTCAAGTCCAGAAGGTTGCCGGTGGAGTCGCAGCCACAGCAGGCGTTGCTTCCCAAGTCTCCCAAGTAGAGGTGGTGCGGGATGCCCTTGCCCCTCTAGCTGGACTCAGCCAGTTTGTTAGCTATCTGTTTGTTGGTGTCTCTCTGTTGGCGATTTGGTATATGCTCTCTAAGAGGGACAAGTAGAAAGCGGCACTAACCAAGGAGGTGGTCTTTAGTCTCGGACTGGACTCGCCTGAGCAACGCAGTCGGTTCGTTAACCCACTAGCTCAACCCTATCAACCCAACTAGAGGAGCCAGTTGAAATGGCTAAGAAGTCTAAAGCAGAATCTACCCTTGATTTGAGTGGTGTCTACTACAACCCGGATAAGTCGGGTTGGGGATTGTTCGTAAACAACTACGGTGAGGATACCCAGAGTATTTCTATCTTCACCTACGATAACAAGGGTAATCAAATTTGGCTTGTGGGTGTGAGCCCCCGTGGAACGGGTAATTTTACTCTCCTTCGGCCTACGGCCTCGGGTCCGTTTGATTTGATCCGTGGTTACGAGACGGGACCGAACGCGGGGCGTATTGATTTGGATGTTGTTGAGCCGGGTAAGATTTCGTACAAGGCGTTCATCTCGAACTGGGTTATCAATCCGGGTCCGCAGTTTAGTCCTCCTCCGCCGGATACGGCTGTGTTCGAGGGGGTTTTGGTTAAAATTTGAAGAGTGACACAATTCGCCGGGGCCGGGGGCTAACAACCTCCGGCCTTTGGCCGTCTCGGGATAAGGAGATCAAGACGTGGCTAAGGAGTTTACGGCCGGCGAGATTATCGCTCTGTACAAAGAAGGCTACACAAACGTAGAGGTGGCGGAACACTTAGAGATGACCAAGCGCCAGTTCGCCCAGCTGTGTCAAACTAACCCGCAGTTCCGAGAACTCGTTGAGCGCGGTAATGATATAGCGGAAGCGTGGAACATTCGGCAAGGTCGGATGAATCTTAAGGATAAGGATTTCAACACTGCCCTTTACAAAGCGCGGATGAGTCATCTATACGACTGGGCCGATCGTGTTGACCAGAATACAAAACAGCTCTCGGTCAACACCGAGATCACGAAGGAAGAGTTGGTCAAGCGACTACAGGCTTACATGCCCGAGCTTCTCCCGCGAGTTATTGAAGGAGAGGTGACGAACAATGGCGAGTAAGCTGGGGTTTGATGATACGTTGGTGTTCAAGGTAGACAGTGTTGATCTGGATAAGCCTCTTGAGCTTAGCTTGGATGACGATACCCAACACCTGATTGATTTGCTGGAGACGCTGGAAGCCAAGAAAGAGGCTGAGAAGCTGAGTGGTTGGGTGAGGTGGTTCACTCCCGGTACTCCGTATGGGATTGAGAATCTGCCAAAGCACTACGCTTTCTTCTCGGCCAGTAAGCTCTACCAAGAGACATACTTCTCGGCGGCAAACAGGGTCGGCAAAAGTTACGCAGGCGCTTACCAGACCGCGTGTCACCTTTTGGGTGAGTATCCTAGTTGGTGGCCCGGTCGGAAGTTTGATAAGCCCGTAGACTTTTGGGTTGTTGGTGATAACAAAGAAACCTGCCGAGACATCATTCAGAAAATACTCCTCGGAGATGTCGGTAAGATCGGCACAGGGATGATCCCAGCCGACCGGATTGTGAAGGTAGTGTATCGACCAAACTCTGGTGGCGCGGTTGACTACGCACTCATCAAGTCAGTGCATGGTGGTCTTTCCCGCGTAGGCTTCAAGTCATCTGAACAGGGTATCGTGTCGTTCTACGGCACTGAGAAGGATGGAATCTGGCTGGATGAGCTTCCTCCGGCAGACATTTACTCGGAGTGCTACCTCCGAACGATGACCACCAACGGCATCATGTACGTCACCGCCACCCCGCTGGCTGGTCTGACCCCTCTCGTCCTGTCTTTCTACAACAATGCTGAGTTCCTACCCAAAGGGTCAGAGATTCCGGGCATTGTGAAGCTCTCTCGTGAAGATGCCGAGGAGCGGGACAAGGAACGACTGCGTAAAGGTGAGATTGATTCCATCGAGAAGTCGTCGGAAACATCCAAAGCGGTGATTATTGCTGGGTGGGATGACGCTCCGTGGCTGACTGAAGACGCCAAGAAGCGTATGTTGGACGCCACCCCCTCTCATTTGAAGGAATCCCGCTCAAAAGGTCTCCCTTCGATGGGTTCGGGTACGATCTTCACCATCCCGCTCGAAGAAATCCTCGTCAAAGACTTCGATATTCCAAAGCACTGGAAGAAAATCGCTGGTATGGACGTGGGTTGGAACAACACCGCGTGCATTTGGCTGGCTGAAAACCCCGATACCAAGGAAGTGTTCGCTTATTCCGAGTACAAAAGGGGCCAAGCAGAGCCAATTGTCCACGCTCAGGCTGTAAAAGGCCGTGGTGACTGGATTCCAGTGGCAATCGACCCAGCTTCCCGAGGAAGATCACAGGTAGATGGTAAACAACTCTTCAATCTCTACCGAGATTTGGGAGTCAAGCTGTTTCCAGCAGACAATGCTGTGGAATCTGGCATCTACGCCTTGCAAGAGATGTTGGCTACAGGTCGATTGAAGTTCTTCCGCAGCCTTTCCGAGCTTTCCAAGGAGTATGTGGTCTACCGAAGGGACCAGAAGGGCCGCGTCATCAAAGAGAACGACCACTTAATCGACGCACTACGTTATTGCAGTGCAGCATTGAAGCACGCCAAACAACCCCCAATTTCCCGCCAAGGAGGGCAATTCACGAATGCAACAGGTAAGCGGTATGACATCTGACCCGGCTCTGCCGGTAGATGCAGTCATCGTTGCCGAGATCGAACTTAGCCCCGAAGAGATGATGCGGATTCAAGAGGAAGCAGAAGCCATTGACAACCAACGCCGTCAACTCCTTGACGGCTTGGCTCACTCCATCGAAGATAAATGGAAACGAGCTTCGTCTGACCGCAACATGAAAGAGGAAGAGTGGCGACGAGCCATGCGCCTCCTTCTCGGGAACAAGAGTTCGAGTCGAGGCAGTGCCCTCAACACACAAACTACCACTGAATCCAGCCGAGCACGACCGGATCACAACCTAGTGTCAGAAAAGTGCAAGATTGCTGAGGCTCAAATCTGGAGCCAGCAGTTCTCCGGTGGTGATAAGAACTGGGACATCAAACCTAGTCCCCGACCTGACGTAGACCCAGCACTCGCGGCTCAAGCATCCAGAGCCCTTGAACAAGAAATCTACGATCAGCTCTCAGCTACCAAGTACGGACCCAAGGCTCGCCAAGCGATCTCGGACATGGTTCGTCTTGGCACGGGTATCCTCAAAGGTCCAGTCCCCAGCCTCAAGCCCAAGCGTGTGTATCAGTCCACGCAAGCGCCTGACGGTACTCTCGTAGCGATTCCCACCTACGAGACGATCCCCGCCCCCGAAGTCTACCGTGTTGATCCGTGGATGTTCTACCCGGATACCACGGTCAATGACATTTGTGATGCGGAGTGGGCTCTCGAAATCCACCCGATGTCCAAGACCCAGTTTGGTAAGCTGGCTACGTCCGAAGGCTTCTTCGATGACGTTATCCGCGAGCTTCTCCTTAATGGACCGGATGAGTACAACGGGGAGTTCTTCTCGGATGTTCGTGCTCAGACTGATTCGGGGGACAACTATCTCAAGCACAAGTACGTCGTCATCGAGTACAACGGACCCGTGTCCGTGGAGCAAGCCAACGCACTTGGCCTACAACCCACCTACGACAGCCTTGGCAACTCTTACATGGGCGAGGTGTGGGTGTGTAACGGTCGGGTTATCCGAGCCTCTCTGGAGGCCATTGAGGGGGCTTACGAGCTGCCTTACATGGCGTGTGTGTGGGAGAAAGACCCGAACAGTCCGTTCGGATTCGGTCTTCCCATCGAGATGGAA